TAACAGCATGGAAGAATACAAACAGAGATGAGAACGGCGAAGTCGTCAGCGACTACATGTGGCAGGACTTCAATGCTCTGTTCATCTCCGGTGAAGATAAAGAAACAAAAAACTGATAGACCTGGCACGGATGCTGGCACTTGACAGGGATGCTTTCCTTTGCGATATGGCGGAAACATACCGCATCTATGATATCAAAAGCATTCCGCTTAGCATGCTCTCCATTTATGCGTCCGGGCTGGGAATGAACTCAAGAGTAAGACTTAAGCGGGAATTCGGGCTCAAGGCACCGTGGGACATAGTGCTGCTGGCAAAGATCGTAGACCTTCTGGCCGATGATCCGAAGAACGCTATCGCGCCGATATTTATCGTCAAAGAAAAGAACAGATCCGAATTCCGTGCTTTTGACAGCATAGAAGAATTTGAACACGCCAAGGCAGAAATACTTGAGGGCAGCAATACAGAAGAGGAAGTGAGTTATGGCGGGAACTGAATTAGGAAAAGCGTGGGTCCAGATAGTGCCGTCAGCGGATGGCATATCCGGCTCCATCAAAAAAATACTTGACCCTGAAGCGGCAGCGGCCGGGGAAAGTGCCGGCAGCAAGATATCCGGGGCGCTCAAGAAGACAATGGCAGCAGGAGTTGCAGCGGTAGGCGCAGCTACTGATGCGACAGGCGCGCTTGTCAAGAAGTCTGTCGAGTCCTTCGCCGAGTATGAGCAACTGGCAGGAGGAGTGGAAAAGATCTTTGATCAGGCTAACATCTCGAAGATCATGGCGGATGCCGATAGCGCCTATAAAGATTTGAATATGTCAGCAAATCAATATCTGACATCGATCAATCAGACGGGTGCAGCGTTTGCGCAGACAATGGGCGACCAAAAGGGCTATGACATTGCACGCACCGGAATGAAGGCTATAGCAGATTATTCTAGCGGTACCGGCCGTAACTTGGATGAACTCAATGAGAAGTATGCACTCATTACGCGATCGACAAGCTCATATCAATCAATCGCAGATCAGTTCTCCGGCATCCTGCCGGCAACATCAAAAGACTTTTTGGAACAAGCAAAGGCGGCGGGGATATTGTCAGACAGTTATAGCAGCCTGACAGATGTGCCGATTGCAGAGTATCAGGAAGCTGTGACTAAAATGCTCGAAAAGGGCGTTACGGACATGGGCCTGTATGGGAATACGGCTAAGGAGTCGACAGAAACAATATCGGGCTCATTAGCCATGACCAAATCGGCATGGGAGAATCTGGTCGCCGGTTTTGCAAATCCGGATGCCGATGTCGGGGCTCTTGTACAGCAGTTGATGGAGTCTATCATGGGCTCGACCGATGAGGCCGGCAATCATGTCAAAGGTCTTGTGGACAACATCGTTCCTGCTATCATGCAGGCTTTCAGCGGGCTGGGCACTGCCATGAACACGATTCTGCCTCAGATGATGAGCCAGATCCCGGCGCTGATCCAGAACATAGGGCTCCCGCTTATACAGTCAGGTGGGCAGCTGGTCGCCAGTCTTGCGCAAGGGCTGATGACAGCGCTTCCACAGCTCGTCGAAGTAGTAACGGGACTCCTTGGGACACTTGCAGATTCGATAAAAAATGGTTTTTCAACAAAGCTGAACAAAAGCCTGGATATAGCACTTGTTCTGTCTCAGAAGATAAGAGAAGGCGCTGGGAAGATCGTGAGCTCCGGCATGGAGCTGCTTCTCAATCTTGCTAAGGGCATAGCGCAGTCCATACCGCACATAATCGAGACAGTGCCGACGATCATTTCGAATATAGCCGGTGTCATAAATGATAATGCGCCTAAGATTCTGGCTACCGGCGTAAAGATCATCGTCACATTGGCCAAGGGTCTCATACAGGCGATACCGACACTTATAGCAAACATTCCGAAGATCATAAAAGCGATATGGGATGTGTTCACAGCTATCAACTGGCTGAATCTCGGCAAGACGATAATCACTGGAATCAAAAACGGCATAACAGCACTCAAGGATGCTGTGCCAAGGAAACTGAAAGAACTTGGCAGCAAAGCCGTTAATGCGCTGAAGAATATCAACTGGGGAGACGTTGGAAGGCGCGTTGTACAGGGCGTCGTGAACGGTATAAAGGGTATTGGCAGCACCTTGTGGAACTCACTTAAAACTCTCGGTACTCAGGCCTTTGATTCTTTCAAAAGTATCAACTGGAAGGAGCTTGGTACAAATCTCGTCCAAGGCATCATCAACGGTGTCATGAACATGGTGGGAGCACTTGGCAGCGCCGTGGCTGACCTTGTAAAGAGCGCTTTCAGACGAGGTAAAAATGCGGCTGAATCACATTCGCCGTCAAAGCTGTTCATGCGTGGACTCGGTGTTCCTATTGGACAGGGCGTGGCACTCGGCGTCAGGAGATCTACACCGATGGTTGGCGATGCAGTTGCAGATATGATCAATTCAGCAAATGACGCTTCGGACATCGCTGTACCGAGCATCAGCAATGCAGGCATGACCACCCTAGGCACAAGAGCCTCCGTAGGTAATGATAAAAACGCGGGATCCACGTTCAATTTCTATCTGGATTACAATGCAACGAACGACGCCACCGACATGGTGACAGAGATCGCACGCGGAGTGAGGCAGCTTAAACTGACAGGAGCGATATAGTATGGCGGAGATCAATAAAAAACCATCAATGAAGGTCAAAGGCCTGAAGATCCAGAGGCTGTCAGGCCGCTCGTTCAGGGCGACTTGGACTGTACCGTCCAACATGACGAACGAGAACAGGGAAGACAGAGCGCAGAGCCTTGAGGTCGACTGGATAGTGGATGATCCTGGGAAGAACCCGAAGCAGGTAACAAAGAACCTCAGCGTAGGAGTCAAGGCAAACACATTCAACCTTAACAGTGGCGAGAAGATAGGGAGGGCCACATATACGCGAAGCAATTTCCATCCGCTCAAAAAGAAGAATTATCTTTTCAGCCTTACGGCCAAGGTGCGTGGCGTTAACTCGAAGGGCAATGGCGAATACGCGAATATAAGCTACAAGTTCAGCAAACCGAAAGCACCATCCATCGCTGCGCTCTCGTTCACGGAGCAGGGCGTGGTCTCAACAACCATAACGACCGACGCAGGTACGGGCAAAGCGGAACGATACGACACAGTGTGGAAATTCGAGAAGTATGACTCACGGACGAAGCAGTGGACGCTGATCAGCTCATCAGCGAGTGATACGAGGACGATCATCCCGCTCAGTTACGATGCGGATGACTACAGAGCTCTTGGGGACGACTACTACATCTTCAGGGCTACAGCAACGGCCAGAGGCTTTGCCGGGAATACCGATGCAAAACCGAAGCAGATATATGTGAGCTATCCGGCTGTCGCGTCCATAGGCGATGTGAGTGTTGCAGGCAGCCTCGATTCGAGCGGACGGCTGAATGTACCGGTCACTACAAACAGCAGCAAAGAGCATAAGGTGGACAAGATCGAGCTCCAGTATCTGGCTGATGTGAGCTATGAATCAGCATCGGATATTCCGGGCACAGAATCATGGGACACTGCTCCGGGAAGCGACAACGCTACGTGCTCGATGCTGACGATGCCAGTTTCGGATCTGATCCCGCAGAGGGGCAACCACTCATACATACGGCTCAAGACAACAGGGCTCATTGAAAACACTCTCGTGTCGTATTCGCCTCCGATGAAGATAACAGCAGTGGAGCCACCGGCGACTGCGGCGGCAGACATTCAAATTAAAATAATATCCGTCGAGGCGCTTGAGGGTGGTGAATCCGCTCTTGTCACACTTGGGTGGAACGCAGACGGACACGATGACTTCACAGGCACAGAGCTGACGTGGAGCGATGAAGAGGACACATGGAAATCCACCGAGAATCCAAAGAGTTACGAGTTCACATGGTCGGACGGACAGCTTGTAGACGGGGACGTCACATATCATGACAGTGCCGAGATCGTAGTCAAAGGTCTTGACGAGGGCAAAAAGTACTGGTTCAAGGCGAGACGATACGCAGACAGCGACACGACCATCTATTCGGGCTATTCGAACACAGGTGAGTGCTTTACAAATGCAGTGCCGGAGTCACTTGTTGCCATTGCAAGTGGAGTAGTGCCGACAGGAACATCCCTGCCTGTACAGTGGACTTTCTCGGGCAACGGTCTCCAGACAGAATGGTACATACAGACCGAGGCGGGCTATGGGCTTGCAAGCGGGCAGGATAGTTTCGGTAGTACGCAGATACCCGCAGACAAACTTGCAGAAGGCGCTGTGAATGGCGTTGTTACATTCAGAGTGTATGCAAAGGCCCAGAGTGAATTCGTGCAGTCGAATCTTCTAACGGTAGCGATACAAAACGCGCCAGTTGCCAGTGTTTCGGTCACAAGTCCGCTGACAGCCCAGCCATTCACATTTGACGCAACGGTCGATAAACTCTGCGACCTTATGGTCATTGTAACGAGTAGAGGCATCACGGGGCAGACGCCGAGAGGCACGGAGACACAGATAGACGGCGACACGATATATAGCGCGGTGGTATCGCCTCAGTGGACAGAAAACGGAAACAGCTTCACGACAACTGTAGAGCTCCCGACAGGGCTCGATTTCTGGAACACAGGTCTGTATCAGCTTGATGTCACAGCGATCGACAGAAGCACGGAACTTCAGACAGTACTCGAGTCAACAGAATTCGCAGTCGAGTGGGATAACCCTGCTGTAGACCCGTCCGATGCGGTGACCATCACTCCTGTGGATACGACAGTAGGCGGAGTACACACAAAGGGCGTCCAGATCGCGCTCACTCCACCGAGCGAGTGCAACGAGGACGATTTGTTTGACATATACAGAATGGATGGTGGCACGGTGCGTCTGATAGGCGAATCGTTCCCACTGACAAAAACTGTGATCGACTCATACGCACCATACGGAGACGGAATGGATCTGTCGTATCGCGTGGCGCTCAGGACGGTGGACGGTGATGAGGAATTCGCCGACATAGACTATGCAGCAGATGGCAATTATCTGCGTTTTGACTGGGCGGGTGGATACATCGAGTTCCCATATGATATCACGATACAGGACTCTTACAAGAAGAGCGTCGAGTACCGTGAGCATATGGATGGCAGCATCGACGGATATTGGAAAAGGAACGTGTCTCGGACGGGCAAACTGTCTACTAATGTCATTGCGCTCGAGTCTCAGGATGACATCGAGCGGGCAAGGGCATTGGCACGGCATCCGGGAGCGGTATTCGTAAGGACGCCAAACGGAAGCGCATACGAGGCTGACGTACAGATATCCGATATGTCTCAGGAGCACAGCAAGATCATGGCTATCGCTATCGACGCAACGGAGATCGGACTCACACAGGAGTTCATGCTTCCGATACCTAACGAAAAAGAAGATGAAGAGGAGCAAGGCTAATGGACTGGAGTAGGTCATACTCATCAGATTGGCATGTATACAGAGTCAATCGAGATACATGGGCAGATGCTGAGCGGGTAACAGGCGTCGACAGTGTAAGTATTACACGGACTGCTGACGGCGCCATGCTCGAGAGCGGAAGCATGACCATCACAGGAGACCTTGCGCCTGACTATTACAGAATAGTAATGACAGCGGAACAGGGGGGCAGTATCGAAAGGGTAGATGTTGCCACCTTGTTCTTTGGCATGACAGGAGGCTCGATAGACTACGGCAGAACGGAAGGCTCGGCAGAAGGACGCTCTGTACTGTATCCGGCATCGGCGTCGACAATAGTTGCAGGCGAGTTCGTGCCACGCAAGGTGGATGGAGCTGAATATGCTGCGGGATTACTGGGAAGCGCCATCAACGCTCCTGTCGTGGTCGAGGGCAGTTTTGAACTGAACGAGAACCTAGTCTTCGAGATAGGCTCATCTGTACTCGATGCGGCATGGGCTGTATTGAACGCAGGCAGCTTCGTGATCCAGGTAGATGGACGTGGAACTGTCCACATCAGACCGAGGCCTGATGAACCGGATCTAATCATCGACAACGCGGGAAAGGGCATCATGCTCAACGGAGTGGATTACACAAGTGACATCAGCGAGATCCCGAACAGATACGTGGTTATAGACGGTGAGAATGTGACGATAGCCACGAACGACGATGTCACAAGCGATGTATCCACTGTGTCAAGAGGTTTCCTGGTGGATCAGGTCGATACATCACCGACTCCGATCAACGGCGAGACATATGGCGAGTACGCGAACAGGAGGCTCCACGAGCTGAGCATACTCAAGACGGAGCACAGCTACACCCGGGAGTTCGCTCCGGACGTGTTCGTGTATTCCATCGTCAAAGCATCCATCACAGAGCTGAGCGGAGATCTCCGTGTCAAGTCACAATCGATAAGGTGTGGGCACGGCATCACCGTCAGCGAAAAGGCTATTGAGGAGGTGGATCTATGGCAATAGAGAGTAAGGCAATATCTGAACTTGTCAGTGCGATCACATCCGACAACGAGGGCAAGAAAAGCAATACATATAGTGCGATAATATCACGAGTGGACAGCGAAGGCGTGATATGGGTTCGTGTCGCAGGGAGCGAGAAAGAAACCCCGACCGCATCGACATCGGCAGAGGTCAAGGCGAATGATAAGGTCAATGTCGAGTGGCGGAACAATAAACTATACATAGCCGGGAACGTGTCTGATCCATCTGCCGGCTCTATCCGTGTCGCAGCTGCGGAACAGGCCGCGCAGATAGCAAACCAGGCCGCACAGAATGCGGTTACCGATGCTGGTATAGCAAGACAAGCGGCTGAAGATGCACAGGCAACAGCCGATAGCGTTCATGGAATCGCCGTACAAGCACAGGAAGATGCTGGTGTTGCATCTAAAAGTGCAAATCAGGCACTCAACGGGCTTAGTATCGTAGAAGATGTTGTAGATACGTTAACATGGCTTTCAGAACATGCAAGCTTCGATCTTAGTTCAGACACATATTTTATTGTAAACAAACAATATTATATGGCAGATGAGGACTATTTTAAGACTGGAGACACTCAGATAGATCTAACCAAAACCTATTACGAACGAACCGGAGAAGGAACTGAGGAAAGCCCGTATGTTTATGTGCAGGTTCAAAGCCCAGATATAGATGACATAGACAATTACTATGAATACGGAATAACTGGCTATTCATATTTTCCAATAACTACTGATTATTCGAAAACATCGGATCGATCGGTAGAAGCTGGAAAAACATATTATACCCGATCCGGAGAAGGAACCGGTGATGACCCATACGTATATACTTCGGTTGCGAATCCTGTAAATGAGGACCTTGATAAATACTATGAGTATAACGGCAGTCCCGTTTCATTGGGACTGTATGAACTAACTGATATTTCGGATGCTGTAACAAATTATATAGATACGCATCTGGCTCTTATGAAGCAAGGATTATGGATTTCCGGTAGTACGGAGGATGAGGATAATGCTGACTATAAAATATTAATAGCTTCCGGGAATAATCCCGGAGTTTACATTTATGGACCCGGTGGTGTTATTTCAAGGTATGGAACTGACATTGAATTCTCCTCAGAACTCGCTCAGAAAATAGGAGGAGAGAATTCCTATATTCAGTTTGTTCCCGCGATAGGTAATGTTCCGGAGCATATTAATATAGTTGCCGATAGTGTGCAAATTGGAGCGAGAGACATAACGACAGCTTTTGATAACACTGAATCCAGGCTTGATAATGCTGAGACGGTGTTAGAAAACCAATCTCAACAAATCGATTCCCAACGGCAAACTCTAGATAATCTTACAGGTTATGTCGATATAAATCCTACAGAAGCATATATCCGTGTTGGAAAGAAGGGTGCAGAGTCATACGTACAAATAGACGGCGCAGATACTAGAGTTGCTATTAATATTGCGGGGAAAGATGTTGCATATATGTCTGGTGATAGATTCTTCGCACCATCAGCAGTAGTTACTAATCTATACATGAAGACCGACTTGGCAAACGATAGTCCAATCGGAGCAATTGGTTGGGTCATGAGAAGTAACGGTCACTTATCACTTAAGAGAATAGTATAGGGAGGATATCATGGCTAGTACATTAATTGGTAGTAGCGGCTTAACTTATGATAGAGTCCGAGCTATTCTTTGGTATGAGTGTATAACCACAAATACTACTGTTACGTATCATCTGGCAGTAGGCGGACACGGCTATGGTGCATATTCAACATCGGCAGCGCTTAACACATCTCTTTCTTGCTCCGGACAGACCACATATACTACATCCGGACAAGGGGGTGACTTCTCCAGTGGCACTAACGTCTGGTTGAACCCAACAAGCGGTTACAGAACATATACGTTTGCCAGAACAACAAGTAAGCAGACGAAAACTATTTATTTTTCTTTGACCAGTACGGGTTCCACGATCAGCGGAACATCATCGGGCAGTCTTACCGTTACAATTCCGGCGCTCCCGACTTATACTGTGAAGTATAACGCTAATGGAGGAAGTGGTGCACCATCATCGCAAACCAAAACATATGGAAAGACGTTAACATTAACGTCTTCTAAACCAACGCGAACAGGCTATACATTCAGTAAATGGAATACAAAAAGTGATGGGTCCGGCACTAATTATTCGGCTGGTGGTTCGTACACTGCAAATGCTGCTGTCACATTATATGCAAAGTGGACAGCTAATACTTATACTCTTACCTATAATGCTAATGGCGGTACTGTAAGTCCTGCGAGTAAAACAATAACGTTTGGTAGTACATATGGGACATTGCCGACCCCAACAAGAACTGGTTATACATTCGGAGGATGGTATACAGCTGCTTCTGGAGGTTCTGCTGTATCAGCAAGCACATCTGTAAGTACCACTGGCAACCGCACAATATATGCTCACTGGACACCGATCACATATAGTATCACGTATAATTATGATGGTGGATCTGTATCATCGGAAAACCCTAGCAGTTATACTCCAGATACAGCGGCCTTTACTCTCACTAACCCGACTAAGCAGTACTATAATTTTATAGGGTGGATCGGAACCGGTATCAGTGGTTCTGCCCTGAGCGTAACGGTGGCAAACGGTTCTACAGGTAATAGATCGTATACTGCTATATGGGAAAGGGCATATAATCCCCCTAGTCTTAGGATAGATGTGTCTAAAAGAGTTAATCAAAGTCATGTTGACGATGATTCTGGGACTATAGCTTATATATCATTTACGTGGACTAATGGCGATGATGGCGGTATGACTACTGTTACCCCAACAACCTATGATGTAATCCTCACAAACCAGGATGATCCGACAGATACCATAGAGCTACTAAATCAAAGTTTAAGTGCAGCTCCTTCTACGGAGTCTGTATATACTGACAACGACCATATAGCTGCTGAAAAAAGATTTACAGTAGAAGTTATACTTCACATACCGGATATCGGAAGTCAATCATATCCGGATGTAACGGCTGTTGACTATATTTCAGAAGCTTATTTTATTATGGATATTAATTCCGACGGCACAGCTATTGGCCTTGGAAGGGCTGTGGAAGACTCGGATTCCGGTTTAAAGGTTGGATTCGAAGCAACATTTGATGACGACGTTAATTTCTATGATGACGTCAATATCAGATTAGTAAGTGGGGTGATGAGAGGGATAGTTGATTTCTTCTACCCTGTTGGAAGCTATTATGAAACCTCATTGCCATACGCTATTCCTAGTGGGAGCTCATCGCCTACTACTGAAGACTTAGCATTGCTGGGAGTGACATGGTTTCACCCAAGCTATGCTTGGGGCGGTACATGGTCACTTGAAGCAGAAGGAATATTTCATGTATCAGCTGGATCATCTGCAGATTATCTGATAGGTGCTACAGGCGGTGAGGATAAGCATCAGCTTATAGAAAGCGAACTGCCGAAGGTGACAGGCAGTTTCCGTATCAGGAGATACGAAACGAGTGCGTCTAATCCTGGTGCTGTTGCAACGAACGTATCCGGAGTATTTAGCTCAGAAGATGGCTCGGCAACTGCTGCTGCGATGAGAGTATCGAGTGCTACGAATACCGGTAATACGCAAGTCAATTTGTCTTTCGGTAACAATGGCGTACACGAAAACAGGCCGCCATATATTGCGGTCAATAGATGGCACAGAACAGCATAATACAGCATAGCCCTTCGGGGCATTTTTTATTGAAGGAGAAAGCACATGAACAAAGGAACAATCATTAGAACAATTTTGGCTGTTGCGACAGTTATCAATTCGGGAGCAATAGCCGCTGGCATAGCAGAATTTGAAAACCCTACAGTCAATCTGATCTATAAGATTCTTTCGTTCTGCGCTACTGCCGTAATTCTGTTCGTAAACACTTGGTACAACCAGGATTACACAGAAGAAGCTCGCATAGGAACTGCCATCACAAGGCAGCTGAAGGCAGAGCAGAGCGAGGACTACATCGGAGACTATTTCTTTACGGATGTTGATTTGGAAGAGGGTGAAGGAGAGGAGACCGAAGATGAATAAGACAGTATATCATCAGCTCGACAGCAAATGGTCCGATCTTCCATATCCTACAAAGAATTCAACTTTCGGAGGAAATGGATGTGGATGCTGTGCATGCACCCACATCGCAATAGAACAGCCGTGGAAGGCTGACTACACTCCGAATACTCTGCGTCCTTGGATGGTTAAAAAAGGATTCGCAGTAGTTAATAAAGGTACATTATGGAGTGGCATCCGTGACACGCTTAAGTATCTTGGGCATAGCGATGTAGTATGGATACATAAAGAAGACCCAATGTCAAAAGCGTGGAAAGAACTGAACAAGGGCAACAGGATAGGAGTGCTGCTTGTCAGTGACGGTAAAACTCCGGACGGAACTTACTGGACTGCTTCCGGTCATTATGTAGCCTTCCTTAAGTACAAGGTCGAAAAAGGAAAGCACTGGTTCTACATCAAGGATTCGGGCGGTAGGAACCATACCGGATGGTACGCCTATGAAACTTCGCTTAAGGGCGCACTGCCTCAGATGTGGATCGTGAAAAAGATATTTACGCCTACAACAAAGTATAGACCTTCTACCACATACACGGCAGCACTGCCTGTCAAGGCGGTCAAGAAGGGATGCAAGAATTCAACAAGGGTCAAGCGAGTACAGAGGTTCCTCAATTGGTGCATTAACGCCAAGCTCGATGTAGATGGCGTAGCTGGTGAGCAGACCGATAGAGCGATCCGCATATTCCAGAAGACATGGAAAAAGACTTATGGCCTTTCTGTCGATGGAGTATTCGGTGCAGGATCGATAGCTGCAGCGAAGAAACTTGTCAAGAAGTACAAGTCTCCTACCATGCAGGAGAAGATCTGTGCAAAGGCGAAAGAGATAGCTGATAGTGGAAAGTACAGATACAAGTTCTATACCGAGGCTTATGGCAGAGACTGCCCTATCTGCTATCCACATGGCGGTGCAAACAAGGGATGGAACTGCATAGGCTATGCCTGGGCAACATGGCATCACGCAGGAATCCCATGTAGATGCAACTGCGAAGTCCTGAACGATATGATGTATGAGAAGGTGCTTGCCTTCGACAAATATGAAGACGCTTATGCATATGCAACAGCGAGGATAGGTATCAAGGATGTCAGCATTGTCCGTAACAGAAGCAACATTCCTCTGTCGAGCCTTCAGCCAGGAGACATCATCGCCTACTTCAGTGGCGGTACATATGTCCATACTGCGGTATATGTCGGCAACGGCATGATAGCAGACTGCACATCATCGAGGAGTGTTGGTATCAAGTACGGAGTGCCGAGCTATACTAATTGGCAGATCAAACTGGCATTCCGATATAAGGGAAAGTAGGTGGCATCATGTCAGATATAACTATCACGATAATCACATCAGTGCTTGTATCAAATGGGCTATTCGCTTTTATACAGTTCCTCATAGGAAGACATGATACAAAGAAGAATATCAAGAACACACTTCTTAAGCTGGAGAAGGATGGACTCAGAACACAGATGCTTGTCATGATATTCCTGAGACCGAAAGAGAAGAAAGAGATACTGACGCTTGGAGAAAGATACTTTTCAGAACCCCCGAAGGGTCTCGGTGCGAACTGGTATATGACAGACATTTTCAACAAATGGCTAGAGACCGAAGGGCACTCAAAGCCTGAGTGGTTCAAGGATGATAAGAATTAGGTCGTCCAGAAGGGCGACAGGATATACCTCCTAATCTATATTCAACAGCAAAAGAAAGCCGGAGCTTTGCGCTTCGGCACTTTTGCTTTTTTGAGGATAGAGAATCAGTAGAATGGTCTCCTAAACATCTACAACGGCGATGATAACGAAGCCTTTGTCCAAAATGAAGAACGTACCACAATCTGTGGCAAAGTTCGGATAGAGGCTCGTGAAGTCCACCATACTATTCAGACCCGTTGGAATTCCAGCGGGTCTTTCTTTGTGCTATACTTTTTGAAAGACAAATGAAGATATGGAAATCATGTTGGACTATGAGAAAAGAGAAACAGTTACTCTAAAGGAACTGATCCCTAATTGGTGGGGGCACGAACGCTTCGCTGAAGCAAAGAGAGGCTAAGTAACGGAATAATGACTATATTGAAGTACGGAAACACTAATACATTTTTTATTG